ATGTAAAAGTTGGTGCTGTACTTCCAGCAAATTCAAAAACTGTATTAAAAGCGATTGTGTGTGAACCACCATATTGAATATTTAAACTTATAAATGAACCTGTTGTTGCATTACTTGGTGCTGAGAAAGTTGTGTTTTCTGTTGTAGTATGTTTTGCGTTTGGTTGTGCTTGTGAATCCCAAGCTACTGCATTTGATGTAGATGTAATACTAGCTTCTGGGTAATAAGCTAAATCGTTAAATTTAATTAATCCTGTACCTTTTGTAGTTAAATCTATTCCAATATTTGTATCATTTCCTGTTGCAGATAAAATTGGATTGTTTCCTGTTGCTTGATTAGTTACAGTTAATTCATTTACTGCTGATGCTGTTTTTGAAAATTTAATATATTCATTTCCTGAATCATCTTCTATTGCTTTTGTATCAGGTAATTGAATATCAACTGTAGAATTTAAAGATGTATCAGTTAAAGTTAAAACTGTTCCTGTTGCACTTGTTGATAGTCCAGTTATTGAAACTGTACTATCTAGCCAATTAACTGTGTTAGATGAATGATCTAAAGTTGCTAAAGAAATATCATCTGCACCATCATAGTATTTTAAAGTAGGTGTAGTTGCTGAAGTGGTATCTAGCCAAATCGTTCCAGCTACTGCTGAAGTAGGTCTTGATGTACCTGAATTAGATGTATTAATAGCTGATAGAACATTATTAATATCTGTTCTGGTTGCTGGAAAAGATTGGTTTGCTATGTTGTAATCGTGTTGAGCCATATCGTTCTTATACTCCTTTTAAAATCCTTTTGCAATATAATCAAATTGTCTTGATATATTTGTTCCACTTGAATTTTTAAACAAAACATCAAAACCATTAATAGTTTTGTTTGATACTGTGAAGAAATCTCCAGTAGCCATGTCTTCGCCAGTAATACCTACGGCATAATTAACAGATTTGAATGGATTTGTAAATGTTACTGTGTAAGTTCCAACACCTGATATTAAATCATTTCCACTAAATATTCTATCAGGCATATCTATTGTTACTGTAACTTCAGAAACTCTTGGAGTTGATGCTTGATCTTTAGAAGTTAAAACAACTCTAAATTTAAAATATCTTGCAGTATAATTTCCTATTACAAAATTTTGAAAATTAGTAAATGTTACATTATCATCAGAAGTTGCTATTTCTAAATGAGCATCACAGTTTGCTGGTGTATCGCCATCAAAGTTAGATTTTGCATCATCAAACAATCCAGCTTTATTATCAAAAAGATCATCAGGGTTATCAGATGTTTGAGTTAATGATGCTGTAATTCTAACTGTATGTTTTGCAGATATATCTATTGTATTTGCAAATTGATAATTACCAGAAGAATAAAAATCAGCATTACTAACACCAGAATCAAATAATCTTGTTGTTTCATCATCAAAATTTCCTTGAGCAGAATCAAAAAGTTCTGAAGAATCTAATTCTATTGCACCATCTGTTAATAATGTATTTGTAAATGTACCAGAAAAACTAGGGTGTTCTGATTGTGTTGCTACAGCATTGTGATTAATAACATCAGATACATTAGAAACAATTCTTGTTGCATTTGAACTAAAGTTACCAAGTTTATCTACAGCCTTGATAAGATAAGTTCCAGCCCTAGCTGGTACAGAAATACTTGTGGCTGGGCGAGATACTTTAGATACTAAATTAACTGAGTTTTGCCAGTCTGCTGTTCCATCAGTTTCTTTTGCAAAACGAATTTGATAATATGCAAGGTCTAAATCTGTTACAGCCGACCAACTTAAATGAGCTTCTTGACCAACAATATTACATGAGAAGTCTTGCACATCTGAGGGTGGTGCGATAGCCCCTACAATTTGTCTTTGTGCAGTTACATAAGTTGATGAAACTTGTGAAACATTGACAGCTTTAACTCTTACATCATAAGTTTTTTGGTCAATTACATTTAATACTCTGTGATTTAATCCTGAGCCTTGTGCATAGATAATATAATTAGAATCTGTACTTAATTTGTATTCAACTTGGTAATAATCAACAAAGCTATCAGGAGAAGCACCTATAGTTACATCTAATGCTACAATTACAGTTCCATCATTATATTCAACTAAACTATCAGATAAAGTTACACTTGCTGGTGGTTGAACAGTAAATGGATTAGGAAGTGTTGTAGTTGGAATTGTACTAGCTTGTGTTTTTGTTGCCCAAGTATAATGACTATCTTGGTGTTCTACTAAACTTAATCCAACTGTATAATCATTGTTAAAAGTAATTCCTAAAACTCTAAATGGTTTAGCAGAAAAACCTAATGATGAATGTGTAATATTAACTATATCTCCAATATTTAATTCATAACCTTTAAAAGCTACATTTAAAGATAATCCTAAAGCCTCTCTTGATCTTCTTAAAATAACTTCTGCCATTTCCTCAGCTTGATATTGGCTTGTTAATGTTGGAAATTGAAATCTACCTTCTAATAGAAAACCACCATCAGCAGTTTTCATTGTTGCGTGTTGATCTGCACTTGGAAGTCCTGAATCATTAATTGGTGGAAACTGAACTTCATCAACTTGATAATTTCTATCAGGATTAATAAACGAACAAATAACTCTATTATATCTTTCGTTCTTTTGTGGAATAGCTAAAGTATAACCACCTATAATATCATCTTCGGTTAATGATACTGTTGCTGTTCCTGTTGTTTCAATAACTAAACTGTATTTACCTTGTGAGAATGGAATATAACCTCTACAGCCTTTAATCATATCTCTTAAATTATCTATAATAGTTCTTGAAGTATCTATTGCTGAATTACAATCGAATATATTAATATTACTTGCACCTGAATATGGTGTTACTTGTGTTTCGCAAACTTGTGAAGCATCATAAAAACTTTGTAAATCTATTTCATTTACAGATAAACCTTTTCCATATCTTGTATTTGTTAAATAATCTAAAATACACCAAGCTGGATTAGTTGAATAACTTGCAGTTTGTTCTACTAAACTTGCGTTATAAGTTTTAACTTTTTTACCTTTTATTTTTGCTTGTATTGTAGGTAGTCCACCAAAAGCATCTTGATTAAATTTAAATCTAAGTGCAAGATAACACAATCCACTTAATTTATGATTACTTCCCCAACTAGATAATGTTGATAATAATGTTGATGCTGATTGACCATCTGTTCCAAAATGAGGCTCTACTCTAATTAAACTTTCTCCACCTTTATAATAATTACTATCTGAACTATCTACATCAACTGCTAAACCATCTGAAAAACTACTAGCAAATGTAACAGGTTTTTCATCAATTAATATTTGTTCAATAGAATTTATTTCTCCCTCTGATAATACTAAAGCGACATATAGATACTGATTATCTGTTCCTGAAGATTCTACAAATACTCTAGTTCCACCAATTAATCTTTCTCCATAAATTACAGGAATACTTGCATCATTAGATTGTTTGTTTAATAAAATACCTCTTTCAAAATCATCAAATTGTGTTGTACCAAAATCTTCTATATCAGGTTGTTTAGGTCTTAATGCCCATGAAATTGCTAAAGTTGTGGCTAAAGCAATTAATGGATTACCACCCATCAATCTAATAATTGTAGGTGTGGCTCTTACAGCCGTTCTAACTATATTTTGTACTGCACCACCCATTACTTATGAAACTCCCTTTTATATTTACTAGATACTCTGTAAATATTATTGTTATCATCTAATCTTAACCAATTAATACATTGATTAGTTTTTAGAAAATTTTTGAAATGATTATAAACCCATGACATAACTATTCTTGCATTTCTTAAAATTAAAATATCGTGTAACCATAATCTATCTCCACTTTGCCATTGATCTTTATTTATTTTTGCATTTGATTTATAATTCTGTTCGTTTTCTTCATTTAAAAAAGCCCAATTAACAAAACCAAATATACCTTTATCATCTCTAAATACTTTGTATTGATTAGCTTGTATTGATGGCTCTATATGATGCGATAATTCAATAACATTATGATTCTTATATTTATTAAATTGCTTATAAAAATTAACTACACTTTGCATTATGCTTTACCCCATTTAATATCTCTAATAGTTTCAGATGAAAAATCCATTCCAACATCTGTACTAAAAAATCTTTGTTGTGATGTATTGTTAGTTTTACGACCATTCTTTTTATCAAAATCAGCCCATTGAGATACAATAGATAATACTACATTACTTGAAGTGTCAGATTCTTGAACAGAAAAATTTTCAATATTACCTTTATATAAAACTATAGGGTCAGCAATAAGAGTATTAGAACTATTTAATAATCCTCTATAAATAGTAACTTCATCATTAGTTACATTTTCATTTAATACTGTTGCTATAAATGTTTGGTCAGCACCAGATAAAGTAAGTTTTAAACTTGTTTTTGATATATCAGTTTGTTCTGAAAATTCAGATATACCCATAATAAAATCAGATGAATTATAAATAACTGATGAGCCTGAAACTGATGATGTTAGCGAAAAGGAACAATCAGTAATATTAACAGGAGTACTGAACCCAATAGTGATAAGATGAACGGGTCTAATATCATTTGTCGCTAATGCGTTCTTTATCGCTGTTGTTAGGCTTCTCGTCATATTCTTCGTAATTAGTTTGAGTTACACTTTCTGTACCTTTTAACATAGTATATTCAAATTTGCTATTAGGTTTCTTATACTCTTTAAGATCATTAATTGAAGTATCTATTTCATCTTCATTAACAATAGCTTCTGCTATAAAATCTGCACTTATTCTATGTACTATCTTATATTTTTTCATTAAAGAGTTTCTTCAACATCTAACTCAAACTGATACAATAAATTTCCATCTTTGTCATTACCAACTGCACCAAATTCTTGAATATCATTTGTTAAATGCACAGTAAATGGAACATTATCAAATTGAATATCTGATGATGAAACTGCTGTTGTTAATGGTGGTTCAATAGTAAGTGAACCTGTTGAAATATCTGATTGATCTGCAACGACCATATAAACTTTATCATGTGAGGAAAACTTTATAAAATCTCCAGCTTTTAATGTTCCTGTACCACTACCACCTAATGTAATTGATGTAGCACCAGCAGATGCTGTACCATTAGGAGTTCCACTAGCTGTACCTCTAGCATCTTCGATTTCTGGTGGAACTATTGTGAAATTTTCTTTGCCTGATCTTTGTTTGACAATAAATGCCATTAAATCTCCATAAACATCAGATCGTTTAGCAGTAATAATTTTAATTGTAAAAGCCCATCTTTGACCATCTATTTGTCTAGCAAGTTTCTTACCAGATACAGATTTAGAGATAATAGTATTTTGAATTGATTTAATTCCTAAACTTGTAAATTTAGCAGTAGATATTGGAAATGCACCAGCCATTAAATTATACTTCCCTCTCCTCTTTCATTAACTGCATTGTTAATAATAGAAGTTATAGTTCCTCTTGATCTAACTAATAAATCTTCAAAGCCAGATGCGTCTAATGTATTGATATTGAAATTAACTGTAGTTGCACTACCATTACCTGTTCCTCTAGCAGATTGAGTTATTTGACCAGATTGGTTTGGAATAAATAATTCAGCACCTCTTTCTCCTACCATGTATGGTTGTCCTTTTTGTACTGAACCACCTGATGCTCTGCCACCAAAAAAAGATAAAGCTGTACTCACTAATCCTAATCCTGTATTTTTTCTTAATTCTCTACCTTGTTCTTTTAAAACTTTTAATTTTTCTTGTTCTTTCTGTAATTGTATATCAGCTATGACAGTTCTAATTGTTTCTTGAATTATTATTTGAATTGTAAATGCTAAAATATCTATAAGTAATTTTTGTGCTATTTCTTTCATAGTCATATTTAATTTTTTACCTAAAACTAATGACTCTGCTAATCCTCTTGAAAATGCTTTAATACCAGATTGAGCCATTTTAGCTAATGTTGAATTTATAGATTCAAAATCTTTTTTAAACCCATCAAGAATATTATCTTTAATTTTACCTAATTCTAATCCTACTTTTTTGGTTTCTTCAGTTGAACCTTTAAGTTTATTTAAAATTTCTTCTACTTGTTTAGCAGATATTAATGCTTTAGATTCTAAGGTTTCTAAAAAGCCTCTAAGTTTTTTTATACTTTCATCTAATCCACCATTAGTAGCTTCTAATTCTTTCCTATATTCTTTAATAGGTTTTTTAAGATTTGTTGCTATACCAACTAATTGATTGTTTTGATTTAATATTTTTGTAAAGTTTTCATCACTTACTAAAAACAATGATTTTCTTACTTCTAAAATTTTTTGATTGAACTCTGCAAAGTCCATCAAGAAATCTCCCATCATTGACCTTATTTCATCAATAAATCCACCAATAATAATAACTAATGCTTTACCTTTTCCACCAAGCATTAAAAAACCAAGAATACCAAATGTTCTAACTCCATCAGGTAAACTTCTTAAAAAATCAAAAAGATTTAATAATGATTTACCAACAAAAGAAAAAATAGGTTTTATAGCTTCTATAATAACTGCACTTCCTATTATAATTTGTTTTGTAGCTTCTATTAAACCAGCAGATAGTTTAGCACCAAAATCAGCAAGTACTTTTTCATTTGTTTCTAATAATTTATTAACTTCTGCTAATCCTTGTTTTACAAAATCAAAGAATCCAGCTTGTGCAGTATCTAATCTAAACTTAAATAGTTTATCAGATAGCATTGATAATGTTCCAGTAAATGAAGTTGATAAAACTTCTGTTGCTTTTTCAAACTCTCCACCCTCTCCAAATAATTCTCTAAATCTTTTTTTGGTTTCTTCTGTTGTAACTTGAACACCAGCTTTGAATCCTAATAATGCTCTAACACCTCTTTCTCTAAATAAATCTGCACTTCCAATACCTGATGAGAATGATCTTTGTATTTGTTCTGCTGTTGTTCTAAAATCTAATCCAGTTACAGATGCAACATTACCAGTAAGTTTTAATATTTCATTTAGTTCTTCTGCATTTTTAGTAACAACTGCTAAGTTACCAGCACCAGCTTGTATTTCTTCTAATGAAAATGGAACTTTAGATGCAAAATCAATTAAACCTTGAAATGCTTTATCTCCCTCTTTTACACCTTTAAATAAAAATGCAAATCTTAATCTTAATTGTTCTACAGTTGAACCAACATTTAAAATTGATTTAACTGCTAGTCCACCACCAATACCAATGATAGCTGATTGAACTGAAAATACTGCACTTCTTAAATTTGTTAATCCAGCACGAACACCATTAAAGGCTTGTTTAGTTTTATCTTTTGCTAATATATTTAATACTAAATTTTGTGCCATTATCTATGCCTTGCCTTATTCATTTCCTTTTGGTGTTCTTCTTGTTCTAATAAAAGATAACCAAGCCAATGATTATACTCCCATTCTTCCATTTGTAAAATTTCCTTTAAGGATATTTTTAACCTATCGGCAAGAATAAAACAATTCTTTAATTGAGGATCAGAATTTAGTTTTTTTTTACTTCTTCAGGATTGATAGCTTTAACCATTTCAGTTGCTATCCTCGACAAGACATCAGAATCAACTTTGTGCATCAAAGCAAGTTTATCTTCTAGTGTAAAAATTTTATTACCATCTTTATCAATGGCTTTCATAACAACAATGTCAGCAAGGATACTTACATCATTTAAGTTATCTGATTTTCTAAAAAGTTTATTTTTCTCAGATAGTGTTATTGGATTCCAATAAATAACTGTTGGCTTACCATCTTCATCTTTCCATTCAGG